ACCATAACGTTAGACTGCCGTATGTCCTGATTCAGCTCTGCATACAGCGTTAGCAATTGATTTGGGGCTTTTGAATAATCATAAAGTACCGCTGTCCCGCTTTTATCTTTATATAACCCCAAATAAGCGTCGCCAGCAAAGATTTCACAGTGCCAAACCGCGTTGCTATTTTTCACTATCATCCCGTTCAGGTCGTTATTGACCAGATATTTCAACCATTCTGCCCGCGACAGACAGCGATAAAGTTTTTCGCCCTGCGCAGACCCTTGTAAATAATTCTTTCTGTTCAAGGCTACGGCGGATATTTGCGTCTGCACCATCCGATCCGCAATCAGGAGCCCTTTATCCGCCTTGATGAAATAAAAATATCCGTCTGCCGTTACCGCCGGCGTTGTCGGAAGTTCATTTAAAGATAGAGCCTCCGATCCACCTTCACCAGGAATATCTGTGAATTCTCCTGCGGTATTTGCGGCGCTTGCCTTGTAATGCCACCGGATGTAATCGCCAATTTCCATATCGCTTAAATTTGTACACAATCTCCCCTGCGTTGCCGGTACTGCCATCAGAAAAACCCTCCTCTGATCTCCTCAATTTTTTTCCACGCGGAAAAATCAATCCACTCCGTTTTGCAGACGGTCTGTCTTTCGATTTGGCGCGTCTCGTCCGTCTGCACGCGGTAAATATGGTTAAGCTGCGCCCTGCCGTCGATGGTAAAATACGGCGATACGCTTGCGCTCTGCCCTCCTGCGCTGAATTTCTCTTCGCCGACAAACGTTTCCGCGTCCACTTCCTGATTTTGCATACCGCCTTGCGCGTTGTATTTTAAAACCTCCGGCCCGCTCCGGCAAAGCTTCGCGTCGAAATGGATGGGCAGATCCACATGCATCGGAGCGGTAACTCCTGGCGCCTCGTACTGCCGCATCTGGTCCGCGCTTTGATTGAGCGCTTCCCAGTAGACGCTTTTAAACCGGTTTTCCGCATGATGCACCTCGCGGCACCGGTAAAGGTTTCCTTCATAAACGACGGTTTCTCCTACCTTATATGCCGTCTCCTGCGTCCAGTCGGGCAGAAACACTTTAAGGCGCGCCAGTAGTTCCCATTTCGTCTGTTCCGTGGCGTCAAAGCTTTTGCGCGACGTATGGAGCGCCGTACAGCGCCAGATCCCTTCCTCGTAGGTTACGACTTCCTGCGGCGCGTATTCCACGCCGGCGACCCACGTTGGAAGGTTTGCGATCCTGTCCGCGATGGTCTCCCAGTTTTCACGCTCGTTTTCCATCTTCGCCGCCGTGTGTTCCGTTTTGCAGCGCAGCAGGCGGTGCGCGTAAGTTACGACAACGCCTTTGCTGTAGGTACTTCCCGCCTGCCACGCGCCCGCGTAACCTACGCTTAAAAGCGTCCAGTCCGCCTCGTCAAATCCGTCTTTATAAACCATGCTTTTCCCTCAATTCTTTACATACAAGAGGCCGTTTCGCAAAACGAGCTGGCCCGTGTAATAGGGCTCCGCCTTGTCATAGACGGTCAGCGCCCCGCAAATCAGCTCCCAGTTCGCCTTCTCCGACAAAAAATCCGACGAAGTGTGCGCCGCTGTGCACCGGTACAACAGGCGATTCCTGCACACGACGTCGCCTGCCGCGTAGTCTGTTTCGGCGGTCCAACCGGCAAGATCGAACCCTATCTTCTGCCAAAGCGGCGGGGCGAACGCCGTACCGCTGACATGACCCGCCTTGCAGCGGTAAAGACGCCCGTCGTTTAGCACCGCTTCCCCTTTTTTATAGCCCGTATCCGGCGTCCAATCGGTAAGTTCTGTGCCGGATAAAAGCTCCCACGCGGCAAAATCCGCCGTAAAACCGGCCGCCGTATGCGCCGCCAGACACCGGTAAAGCTTGCGGCCCTGCAAAACCAGATCGCCGGTCTTATAGTATTTTCCGGCGGCCCAATCCTCGACGGAGCTTCCTATCTCGTCCCAGTACGCCGCGAGATCCGTAAAAAAATCCGTCGCGTCCGAGGTATGATCCGCCTTACAGCGGTAGAGCTTCCGCGATTCTATAGCGACCTGATTTTCTCTGTACTCTGTAGCCGCCGTCCAATCCTGAATCAGGGTTGCTCCGCTTTGAATGATCTGCCATTTGGCCGCGTCGAATTGTTCCGACGACAGATGCTCCGCCGTGCATTGGTAGAGCGCGTTTTCGTAGATAACAAAATCGCCTGCGCTGTAGGCGTCATGGCTTTTCCATGCCGCGATGGACGCTGAGATTTCCTCCCACTTGTCCGCCTCAAACGACGCGCCGCTGGTGTGGCCGGACAGGCACCGGTACAGCTTTTTCTGGTAAATGACCAGGTCTTTCGCTTTATAGACGGCTTGATTCCTCCACGCATCGATGGAGCCGCTTTCGGCGATGGGCACGGATTTCCAAACAACCGTATGGTCGGCGACAAAATCGCCGATGCCCGCCGCAAACGGCTCCTCCTCGCCCGAGGTACCCGCCGTAACGCAGACGAGCGCCTGCCAGGAGGCGCTCGTCTTTGTCCGGACCGTATCGTGTAGATCGTAGTCTGTCTTTTTCTCCCACAGCGCAAAATGCGCCTTTTCGTCTTTGTGCGTACTCGGTAAAACCGCTTCATCGACTTTCTCGAGCGCGCGGTTGATGCATTCCCTGGATACTAAGGTGCGATCTTCAATTAAAGGGATTTCAAGGTGCAATGTCTCCGGCATAAACGCCGCCTCCTTTAAGTTACGGTGACTTCTTTGAATTCGCTGCCGTCCCATTGTAAATACGCTTTGCTCGTTTGGATTCTCGTATCTCTGAATTGCAGCAGCAAAACGAATCCAGGTTCCAACAAAACCGTATCGTAAGTATCTTTGTCGTGAAAGAACATCGCCCGGCCGTCTGGTAGGAAAATTTCTCCTTTTTGATTGTAGAAAGCGCCGTTTTGCATGGCGTTTCGTTTCCTCCCCAAAAGCACGACGGGGCAATCCTCGTAATCCACATACAAAACGCCGTTATAAGGCCCTGCCTGCACGACAATCTGGCCGCCGTTATCCGCATTTTGCACATAGAGCGCACCGTCCGCCTCAGTCGCCAGTAGGTTTACAATCACCGGCGCTGTCCATAGAAACGTACGGCTCTGTTTTTGGTAGCTTTCCAGCCCCTGCGGAGTCTGGCAATATAAATCGATCTTTGTTTGCGCGTTAAGCGTTAGCGAATCTTTGCAGCGCTGCGCCCAGGTATAGACCAAACGGTTGCTGGCGGATAAGATCGGCTTTAATTTTGCCAGAACCGCGTCTGCGACGATTCGGTGCCCTTTACGGGACAAATGGATGCCGTCGCTTAAATAGCACGTCGCGTCCTGTATGCCGCTTACAAGAAGTTTCGTCTCCCATAAATCTACAATGGCGATTTTTTCCCGCTCGGCCAGTTCCAGTAACTTTTCATGCAGTTCTTTCAGCGCCGCGATCTCCTGACCGGCCTTTTGATAATCGGCGTAGCTTACGGGATAGGAGAGAAGCAGCGGCACAATCGACGCCTGCCGGCACTTATGCACCATACTTTCAAAATTTGCGAGGATGGCGCTTACGGCGCCGCCTGCATAAATATCGCAGGCCCCGCCGAGCAAGGTACAGAGATCCGGCTGGCTTGCAACAATATCCGCGTCGAAACGCGCCAGCATCGAGCTGGTCGTCTCGCCGTACAGGCCATGGTTGTCCAGCGTCAGAGAAAGCCCGGCTCCTGCCAGCGACGTCCAATGATCGCTTACCTTTGGCCGTTCTTTGTAGATGGGAAGGTTCGCCGCGTTGGACCACACGGCGTCGGTCCAGCCGTCGCCCATACAGGCGATCCGGGCCGAGGCTGGACGGAGCGCCGCGCCCTGGGTAAAGCGGTTGATCCGCGTATTATTTACATAAACGTCCGTAAGATAGACCAGTCCTTCCGGCGGCGTATACGGCAGGCCGGACCAAAAATCCGTTACGTCGCATTGGCTTACGCATCCAAGCGATTCCTTTTTATTCCGCGCGGACCATTCCAGCTTAAGGTCGCCCGCCAGCTTTTTTGCGTGGTAGGCGCTCAGGAGGTTATGCGCATGCAGGCGGATATTGCCCTGTACATTCGGCCGTTCCGCACGGCGCACCGTCGTCCATTCCCTGACTTTTAACGCATTGAATTTTTCCTTTTTGTTTATCGTCGCCGTCGTTACATTATAGAATTCTTTTACGCTTTTGCCTTTCTTACAAACGGGACCGCCCCGGGTTACGTTTCCGTAATGGCCGGATTGGATGAAATAAACAAATTCGCCGGCGGCGTGTTTTTGCGGCGTCGTATCATACGTTCCGCGAAGCACGCCGGAAACCTGCCAGTTCCCGTTCGGCAGCTGCGTCAGCGCGGAGAACGCCATCAGCTCGTCGCCTATTACGAGCAGCTTGCCGCTGCGCCTTGCCGCCTCCATATCCATGTTGGATTCGGCGCTTAATACCATCTTCAATTCTTTGATCCCGCCGCTGTCGCTTATCAGAAAGCCTTTCATATCCTCCGGGTCGCCGAATTCTTCATAGTCGTAAATCAACCGGCCGGTCGGCGTCCATTTTGAAAGGGTATTGGTCGTGACAAAATCCTGTCCCGTCGCCTCCCCTTTTCGCCAGATGCTCCATTGCGTGGTATCGGCGTCCGGCTGTGCGGCAAAAGCGTAAATATAGGCGTCTTCGGCACGCAGGATTTCAAAGGGGAATTCCATGACGAAAAACGCCTGTACGCCTGTAGGATAGAGAGGCTGCGTAATCCAACCGGAGGTTCCGCTAAAGCCATACGTCGTCTTTTCTAACGAGAAGACGTCCTCCATCGCGCTGATTTTCACTTTGCCCTCTATAAAATCCCCCAAATCTACCGCCGTGACGCGCATATACATGTGTTCGATCCCATAGGCCGGCCAGTTTAGCCGGAGCATATCGCCCAAACGGAGATTGGACAAACGGCGGTTACAAATCAGATCCGCCGTAGCTACCGGGTACCCTTCCTGCCGGAGCTCCCTTTTGGCCGCCCATAGGGCGTTTTCCGCTGTCGTGAAATAGGGATACTCATAGGTTTTCGTCGTTTTCGTCCCCTGATTGATCTCCACGTTCGCCGCGTCCACGTCGGACAGCGTCCCGGCCTCGTAGAGATTGGATCGATCTGTATAGGAAACGCTGATTTCGTTGATCGTATTCGACCAATCCTGCCGGGAAAAGGAGATTTCCGCGCAGTTTGACGGCGTAACGGAAACGACGTCCGCTTCTTCATAATCGTTGCGGATCAGCCGGTACACCATTTTCCCTGTCGTTTGTTCCAGATAGCGGATCGCGCCGATATGATCGCAAATCCCGTCTACCAGCGGCCGGCCCTGCGTTTTTGCCGTAAGCTGGATCGAAAGACCGACCGCTTCCTCTTTTAACGTTTCCCCCATCGCAAGCAGGGAATCCCGGTTGAGCAAATCCGCATCTTCTGCCAATCCCCACCGGTCGTTTCTATGGATTTCATAGAGAATTTCCGCCGGATTGGCATCCTGCCCGATGTTTCCCAGCCCCAAACCGTCCGGCACGATCTCAACTTCGTACCACATCGTTGGAATCGTCGCCGTCTTGCCTATGTAAGCGGTCGGGACGACGACGGAGATATAAGAGCGGTAAGCGGGCGTAAGCCCCCGCAATCCGGCCTGTACGCTTCCCGCCAACGTCTGCTGCGTCATCCAGCTGTCCGGCATCTGGTTGCCGCCGCCAAAATAAACGTGCAGTTGGCCGGAAAATCCTCCGTTTTCATCCGGTCCGCCGAATAGGTTTTCATCGTCGATGGAAATCACAAACGGGCTGCCGTTTGTGTGATTCGCCGCCGCTTCGTCGCCTTCCCAGACTTTTTTCTCATTCATGTAAACGGCTTTCAAATGCGCGTTGGGATGGGACCAGCAGACGATCTCCTGAAATCCGAGATAATATTTAAAACCCTTTTGGATCGTCGTCTTTAAGTTGCGGCCGTTGATGAGCCAGGAGAGCAGCCATAAAAAAAGCGCCTTGATCAGAGGCGTTACCATGACGTCCTTACTCGTGCCGTGTCCGGAATCTCCATGCGTGTCGACGTCCTTACTCGTACCGGTTGCAGGCGAGGCGAGGACATCCGCAATCAGCGCGAAGACCAGCGGCCAGGCGTTAAAGTGCGCGTGCGCCGCATAGGTTTCCGTATAAGCGCGGCTGGAAAAATCGCCCCAATAGGCAATTAAAGGCGTCTTCACAAGGCAGGTTCCCAAAACGACGGGAACGGGGCTTCCGATCCGGGTCTGCGTAACAGAAAGCGCGGCCGGCTCCGCCGAAGACGCGCTGGAGCCTTTGCTTTTATTTAAAAAACGCAGCGCCAGCGTGCTTAGCCCCCAGCCGACCCATTTGTTCAGTCCCATGCGCTTCACCTTTCTTTCTATAAGCTTATCGTACCGACGAAACCGTTGCTGTCCCTCTGGATGACTTCGCTGTCTTGCCAGTAAGCGCCGGTTCCCGCCGGATTTTTTTCGCTGTCCGTCGGCGGCATGTACATAAATCCGGAAAAATTCAGGGTATTGGCGAATTTAGCGGCGCAGGTGCTGAATTTTTTATCGCAGCCCGGCGCCGCTTCAATTTGTCCGTAGGCGGGCTTAGTGAAAGGATAGCGCAGGATGCACCGGTCGCCGGTATGCTCGTCGACGACGCGCGCCCTGCCGTCGAACCAAAGCACGCCGCCGCTGAAATACCCGTCTGGATAATTTGCGAACGCCGTGCTGAAAACCGTCAGCCCCTCGGTCTTGTTCACCATCGCTTGGATCTTATAATCCTCGCGCTTTAGCCTGCATTCCCCATCAAACAGCGTATTGTTGCAAAAATATTGGTACATCCCGTTTGGAAGTTCTTTGTCCAGCCAGTTTTCCAGCTTCACGGTAAGACTGCATTGCGAGTTTTCAAACGACGCCTGCGTGATCCTTCCGTAAAAAAGCACGTCGTACCGTTCATAATCCGGCGCGTGAAAGCGCAGGATCCGAACTTCCACCTGCTCTTCCGGCGGCGCTCCCTGATAGAGCATCGCGACCGCGCAGTCCTTGGATACGGTGATGGTAAGTTCCGCTTCCGCCCCTTCGCTTCCCGGCGACAGCGCGCTTCTTTGGATATAGTCCGCATAGTAGCGCTCCGTCCGCGTCAGGCCGTTTTCTGTAATCGGAAGACTGACGTCTTCTTTTTTTGACGTATACAGGTATTCGATTTTGTTGTGCGTGAATTTATAGCATTCAAACGGCAGCCCGTCCTGCTGGGAATATTCCTTTGCCTCGATCCAACTGGACATCTATTCCGTCACCTCCCGCATAGACAGCGCTACGCTGGCAATCTCCGTCGTTTCGTAGTCGATGGTCAGCGTATCGGATGCCAGACGCCATTTGCAAAGATAGGAAATCATGCGGATTTCGTTCCTCTTTAGCGGCCGCTTCAGCCGGCTCAGGAGAAACACCTTGCCGGACCGGCCGGTGTCGGAAAGCGAATAGCCGGCTACCGGGAGGATTTCCAGCGTTCCATCAGTAAAAAAAACAAGCAGCGTTTTACGGCGCGCGTTGTTTTTATAATAGCGCCAATACTGCGTGAATTTCGTGTACAACGTTCTTTCGCCGGCGGCGGCATCCTGTAGGAGCGTCAGATCGCAGGTCCACGTCGGCGCGTAGAAGGAATGCAGCATTCCCTTGCACCGGTAAAAAAAGCGCTGCAAAAAATGCAGTTCTTCCCTTTCCTTGGGCAAAAATTCGATCGTCTTTTGTTCGGTGACTTCATGGGATTTCAAATCGTACAAAAATACGCCGCTTTCGTTGTCCATGCGATTGGCGTTGCGGCTGTAAGCGACGGATTCATCTTCTGTTTCCGACGATTTCATGAGGAAAAGTTCTTCGCCAAGATACGTTTCCGGCGCGCCGGCTGCGTAGGGGAATTCCAGTTTCGGGTAATGAAATTCATCTGCCGCCGGCGGCAGTTCAATGGCGGATCGGTTCGGGAGAAATTCTACGTTGAGGTTCATTTCCACATGCCGGCTGGTCAGGTTGATATAGCTGTCTTCCTGTTTTAGCACGCCCCAAAATACGGGGACAACCTTCGTGCGTGCGGCGGGCCAGTCCGAGATCGCCTGTTTGGCCAAATGCAGGATGCCGTCGGCGGTGACGGACTGCAAGTTGAATCTTTCTCCCCCGACCGCATCGTTTTTCCAGAGCAAGACGGCATGGCAGTCCCTATACGACCATACGCCGTCTTTTTCCAAAATTACGCGGCTCTGGTCTTTATAAAGCTTTTTGGGCAGCATCCTCTGCCGGCTCCAGAGCGGAAATTCCAGCCGCGTCGTCTGCGCGTTGCCCGTCAGCGCCCGCAAATACTGGCTCTGCACGTTTTTCATCCCCGTGTATTTATAGGATACTTCTCTTCGCGGGTACTGGCGCAGCCCCATTCTTTGCTCCGTCCCGTCCCATGCGGTATGAATCTGCGTTTTAAATTCTATCGTTTCTACGATCCTTCGTTCTCCCATATCAGTCCCCCCAGTTTGGCGATAAGTCAAAGATTTGATCCGGGTATTCAAACGGCAGCACATCCCCGAGCCACGACCATAAACCGTAGAGCATCCACGGCTCATACGCCGGCTTGCCGCGCAGGGAAAAGCTTGCAAAATACGCCAGCATCAGGATGCGCGCGATCAAAAAGCTGACGACGGCGTTGCGCCGCTTAAAGCGTTTCACATCCACCAGTATGTGCCGCCGGTTTTCGGTCAGGAAAAAGCGGTAGTCCTTTTCATTTTCGCGCAGCGGCGCGGATATCAGGATCGAATCCGGTTCGCAGGCAGGGAGTTTCTGCTCGAGCCGGTTGACGCATACGTCTTCGTTTATTTCTACGCAAGCCGTTCTCGCGTTCGTGTCAAACGGGAGCCGGTCTCCGGTCGTGTTTTCGTCGCTGCGTATGAGCCGGTAAGTTTCCGGCACTTCGGCGTCGTCTTGTTTGTCGCTATTGTAACTGTACTTATTTTTTTTAACCGCCGCAGAATGGATCGGCGGCTCCTCGTCTACGGAAAAATAAAGAACAAATTGATGGGATGCGAGAATCCCCCACACGATGCCCAGATCCGACAGGGTTTCGGCAGGATAGGCGGTCTCTTTGCCCATATTGTCCAGGACGTGAAAAATCCGGCTATGCACGTCGTAACGGTACTGCCAGCCCGGCGACAGGCTCGGGTACCGGACAATCGGGTTATTCCCGAAGATAAAAAATTTTTGCAAAAGCTCAAACGTGAGTTCGTCGCCGTAATAGACGCGCTCGAAATCTACGCCGATGCTTTGCCAGGTCAGGAGGCGGAACTCCAGGCATTCCGGCCGTCTTTTCACACTGGGCGTGCTGTCTCCCAAGCCGCCGTTCATGATGGAGAGCATGACGCCGCCGCGTTTGCTTCCCATAGAGACGCCTCCTCTTATTGCGTAATGGAAAACCCGTCGTATCCGCAGGCCCCTTTGCGTTTTACCTGTGGAAATACCTGATGAAGTTTTCCGGATTTCGGATAGCTGATTTCATACGTTTTGCCCGGCGCGACGTTTCGCATGGAAATCGCGTATACGCCCGGTACGTAACCTACCTGCGAAAAATTCATCAAGGCGTCCGGATCGCGCTGCACATAGAGATGAATTGGCAGATTTACCGTAATACAGTTTAACGTATTGACGTTGCGTCCGTAATCCGTCGGAGACTGGCTTTCCAAATGGCCGTAGTGGGGTACTTGCGGCATGGAATTGATATATTCTATCTGGACGACCGGCGTGGCCAGGATCTTTCCCGTTGCGCAGACGACGCCTGTACGCGGTCCTGCGGCCGCCCATAAGACGGGGTTCTCCCGAAGCGGCGCCGCGTCCACATCCACACGCAAAAACGTGTTCGGATTTTGCGCCATTCCGTATAAATAGCCCGATTCGGTTTCAATCGTAGACGCATTCCAGCTGGCCGGGAACATACGGTAGGAATTGCGGCTGCCGGAGATCAGCATGCCTCCGTTCCAGCTGCCGACATGCTGCGTTTCGGCAAACGCCAGATGCTGATAGAGCTTGTCCTCCAATTCCAGGCTGAACACCACGGAAAGCACCGGCGAGTTTACGATATTGGCATACAGGCGCACATTTTTATCTTTTTTCACCGGGATGCCCACGCCGATTACCGTCTGCGTTTCAAGATCAAGCGGCGCGTTCGGCTGATCGTACCAGTATCCGGAGGCAGGCGACGGCGTATAGGCAGAGCAGGCGGTCATTCCGATACCGAAATCCCTGTCGTCGAAACTGCTGCCCAAAGCGTTCATCTGCTGCGGGAAAATCGAGTAACCGTTCGCGCTCCGGAATACAACGTACAAATCGTTGTATTTTGCCGCGAGGACTTTCCCATCGTATTGCCGGAACCATGCGATATCCAAGTCAGGCGTACAGTTGTTGAGGATGATAAAGCCGTTGGCCTGCAAAAAATCCCGGATTTTCTCCAGAACGTCGTCCGGCCCTCCCAGCCCTTCGTATTTTGTATAACTCATTTCGTTTCCTCCTCCAGGTTTCCCAGCTCGATTGCCAGGTTCATACTTTCCGACATCCGGTCGAGCCGCGCCGTTTCCGAGACCATATGCTCATTGGATTGCCGGTCCCCTAAAAAAACGCTGTAAAAGCTCTTGTACGTCCACCGCCGCCGTTCGTGGCAGTTCGGTAAAATAAGGTAGAGCCGGCCGTCTTTTTCGTCTTTATAAAGTCCGTACCGTGTGACCGGCCTCGAGCAATAGTAAAGTCCGGGCATCTGCCCTAAAATCCCCGTCTGGCGGTTGCGCTCTTTTTCAAAACCCAAATACAGCGGCTGCAAATTGTATTCTTCGCAGTTTTTCCTCTTTGCCATTTCCTCTATGTTTTTCAGCGTGATCTCATGGTCCATCTGGTGGCGCAGCATGGTTGGCAGGCGGTTGACCATACCCTGGCTTTCTTCCGATGTTGGCAGAAGAAAATAGTCGCTTACGATTCGTTCCGGTTCTTTGTGCGATTCGTAGAAAAGCCCCCAGTTCCGTTGATGAAAAGCGTCCTGCCGGATACAAAAGTTATAAAAGCTGCGCCACTGTCCGTCCGGAATCATCGCCTGTACCGGCGACAGGAAATGCTGCTTGATAAAATTTTCCGTCCCATCCCAGTAGGTGGACGAAAACGGCGGTATGGTGTGCGACATCGAGATGTTTTTCTGCGTGAAATCAAACCGGAAGTTTTTATGCACCGATGCCGGCGAGCTATTATAGGAAAAAAGCTCGGCGATGGGCCGTACGCCGCTCATGGACGCGGCGGCCAGCGCCGGAAACGCGTATTCATAATTTCCCTGAAATGCGTCGAAAAAACCGATCTGCGCGTAGTCCCAATAATCGTTCAGATGGACGACAACCGTCGCGCTCTGTTTCGTCCTTATAAGATATAGGAGTACCGTACCGTCGATGTTCTGAAAAAATCCCGGTTCCGCCCCGAGCGCCGGACAGCCGGTTCCCGGATAGACCGGCGGGTTCATGAGCGACGGATAAGGCTGCCGGCTCCCCTGATTCGTGCGATAATAGGTCAGCGGTTTTGCCGCGTAATTGACGCGGTAGTTCCCCATCTGTTCTTTCCAGTCAAATTCTTCTTCGTACTGCTTGAACATGGAGAAAAAAATGACTTGCGCATTTCGGTAAAAAATTTCCGGCGTAGGGGAAAATTCGTAAAAGGTCTCGCTGTAAACCGAATACTCCATCGGCATGTTCAAATAAAGCCGCATCCACGGCTCTTTATGATTTACATACTCTTCCACTTCGATATTCCATTTCAGATCGGTCTTCCATCTACCATAAGGGTAGGGACAAGCTGCCACAGGACCATGGTAAATGAGCCGACGGTTGAGTTCGCTTTCCTTATGATATAAATAAACGACGCCGTTTCTTATATCATATTGCGTCTTCCTCCCCAGATGCAGGCCCTCTTTGCCATAAATAAATTCTTCGGCCAGACGATCCTTCAGCCAATTCCAATACGACGTTCCTTTCTGCGGCTCGTCATACATCAGCCCTGCATAGCCGTATTCGCCTTCTTTAAAGTTCGGCACTTTGAACACAGCTCCATAAGGAAAGCTCCGGTCGCAGACGAGTTCCCAGCCATACGGCCCCGTCTGTAATTGCCGGATCAGAAATTCATAGAGGTACCGGATGGAAAATTTTTTGGCGGGGATTTTAAAAAGCTTCGTTGTCTTGTTCATGATCTGCCGTCAGTCCGCTAAAACGGCGAAGTATTCGTCGTTGTCGCGCCGGTTTACGTTGTTAAATACCATGTAAGGCCGTTCTTCATAAATCAGGGTATCTTTCGAGGAAATATCTTCGCGGTTTCCGATGAAATAGATCCCGTCCATCTGCCCAACGATGCCCGTCGGATCGGTGTCGCCGTCTCCGCATTCATAGAGCATCATCGGCAGCATGCAGACGTTTTCCACGGTGAGATGGGGGTCAAGCACGGTCAGGATTTTTTTCGGCTCCGTGCTTTGCGGCCAGACGAGCAGCTTTCCCGCCGTTTTGCTGACTCCTTTGTTGGCTCCCGCAATCCAGCAGCCATCCGATCTCCTAAGGCGCAGCGTCGTATTCTCTCCGTCTCCTCCTGGGTTGGTGAAGATACTGTGCGCGTCGGAGTAATCCGTCCATTTGCCCCCGGTGTGATGGCTGGCCCCAATGAGCAGCGGGTACGGGTATTGCCGCTGGATCGCGACCGGCTGGATAAATCCGATATAGGCGGCTTCGTACTGTGTGGATTCCTGGATCACAAAGATAAACCGGCTGCTGTTTGCCTGTACCCAGCATAAAAGGCGCGTGCCTTCCGCCAGCGGCAGAATCGGCAGGCTGTCGTGATAAATACAGCCGGGCTGCTCGTCCCATTCCAGCCCGTCGTCGTAACCGGCATAACCGTTTAATACGACGTCCGCCTGCTCTCCATCGTCGGAGATGTCCAAACGCAGTCCAACGTAGATTTCATCCTCTCCGTCCCCTACGCCTTTTAGTATACAGGGGTGGTTCTCGTCAAAATCTGTAATTGCCGCCGGCTGCAACATCTGCCAGCCCAGCCCTACGCCCAGATTGGCATCGTCCGTAATAAATTTCAGAAGTTTTTGCACGGCTTCTTTTCCCGAATTTGCCGTATAGTTTAAAAATGCCATCTTTTCTCCTCCTTTTCGCGAGATATAAAAAAAGACAGCCTACTGTCGTAAGCCGCCTTCTTTTAGCGTTTTCTTATTTTGGGTTTTCAAGTTTTGCCAAAGCCGCTTCACACGCGGCTTTCTCCCCGTGTTTGACCTGACGGGCAAATCTTTTGATCAGCTCCCACTCGTCGTCAAACGCTCTTAA